CTCGGCTGTCGATTGCGCTTTAGGCGGCGTGGCGACGGCTGTGTTGGTCATAGCGCCCTCAGAAATTAATGGTGCCGTGCGGGATGTTTCCCGCCGCAATGTTGAGGACGATGGCTTCCGCCAGTTCCTGCCCGAGCTCGTGCTTGCGCATCAAAGCCGCCGCCGCCGCGAGCATGATCTTGGCCCGGTGCCTTTGATCGGCGGCGCGTTTGTCGTCTGCGGCCTTCTTGGCGGCGGCTTCGTCAGCGATGCGCTGCTGCTCAGCGATGCGCGCGGCTTCGGCTTCATCGGCCCGGCGCTTCTCGGCGTCGAAGGCTTCCCTATAGCGCGCCTGCTGCGCTTCCCATTCGGTCAGCGGCTTGCGCGCCAGATCCTGGATCGCCTGCAATTCGTCTTCGATCGCGTTGCGCTCGGCGTTGACCATGTTGATTTGCTGGCGCGCTTCTTCCGTCAGCGCTTTGGCCGCTCGCGTGATGGCCGTCTTCGTCTGCGCCACATCGTAAGCGAGCGAGGCGATGGCTTTGCGGCCTTTCGTCGTCGTCACATCGGGAACGTGGGCCTCGACCGTGCGCCGGACCTCCGCGATGAAAGGCTTGCGGATCTCAGGGTTCAGCAGGACGATGGAAGGTGTGGCCTCGACCTGTTTGACGAGGGCGACTTCTTGCTCAAGGACTTTCAGGGCTTGCGCCATTATGCGAACTCCAGTTCCGCTTCGATGATTGAAATTCGCCGCTCGGCGGCTGTTCGCGCCCAAGGGGTCAAGCCCGCATAGGTCGCATCCTGTTGGTGACCGCCTGGGCCCGGCCAGACGCCCTTCTCAACGCACCGGGCGAACCGGCGCAGGGCGACCCGAAACTGGCGGTGTCCGAGTTCTACGTCCTCGGGCAGCATGGTCTTGATCTGGACGCAGTGGGGCGGCTTGGACTCGACGAAGATCGGGTTGAACGAGGTGACCTCGATGCCAAGGACTTCGCGGAAGCCCTCTGCGATCATTGCGGCCTGAATGTTCATGCCGGTGTCGCTGATGCTGCGCTGGAGGTCGTCGTCAAAAATCCGCGCTGTCGTTTTTAAATCACCGATGTCCGTACCGTCGGTCGGGATGCAGTCGGGCCGAACTTTGAGCCAGACGCCCGTTTCCTTGTCTCGCCATACCAAGCTGTGCTCGATCAAGCCGTTCAGGATGCCAGCTTTGACCATCGGCTCTTGGGCGAGGCTTTCCGCCATGCCCCGGATCAGGTCGAGGTGTTTCGCCTCAAGGACCGTTAGCCCTCGGGAAATCATTTCCTCGCGCCATGCCTTGGCGTCGTTGGTGCGCCAGCTGTCCCACTTCTCGGGCCTCACCACGAACTGCCTGCAAAAGTTGGCTTCACCCAAGATCAGGTGATGCGTCGCAGATCCAAGGTTGATCGCGTCGCTTTTCTCCTCGACCTCCCGGTTCGGGTTTAGGTAGCTGTCGTGCCAATAATGGCGCGGGGACTCATCAAAGATCCGCCAGAGCCCCGAGCGGGACACGCTTGGCGTCTCCGTCAACTGGCCGTGATAAACCTCGTTCGGCACCCCGGCATAAAGCCCCGGCTTGGTGATTGGCTTGCCGTCCCATTCGATCACTTGCATGTCTGTTTTCCGAAAAAGCCCCCCGACCGCCGAAACGGCCGGGGGAGTCGCGGGAGGAAAAGGGTCAGAGGAATTTCAGGGCGAGGAAGCCCATCGCGGTCATCAGGGCGATCACGCCCGCCAATGCCGAGGCGTCGAGAAGGGTCAGGCGGGGCATCACGAAATCCGCCCCTCTGACATGCTGATCACGTTCGAAACGAGATCAGACGGCGAGGCTTTGCGCGCCAGCGATTTGGTCTCAAGGGTCAGCGGGGGCGAAAGTTCGTCGATCGCCTTCTGCAGGCTTTCAACCAACGCTTCGGCGCGTTCCCGCGACATCGAAATCACCAAATCGTCAACGAAACTGGCGCTTCCGAATTTGGCCATGATCGGCCGCGTGCGGGATTGGGTGGTTTTGATTTCCACCACATCCGTCGCGTCCAAGGCCATGTGAGCGCTGTGAAAAAGCATGATCGGGTTCCGATGGCTCAGGGTTGACCAAAGAGCGAAAGCACGAAGCGGAGCGCGCAAAGGATCGCGAGCCATGTCAGAGTTGACGCCGCCATCGTCAGGCAAAAAGTCGCGAGTGGATGCCAGCGTTTGATCACCGGAATGGGTTCAGGCGCGCGGGGGTTCATCACGCTCAGGAGACGAATGCGGGCCTCGTAGGCCTCGTCTTCCGTGGCGAAGTCGGCGATGGGCTCAAACACCGGACCGCCAGCGTAGGCGAGCCTGTAACCGTTCGGGCCGGGACTAACGACCATAGGAAGCTTGCGCATTTGAGAGGCAAAGTTTGGCGAAGTGATCATCGGGAAAACCTCCAGACGTCAGCGTTGCGCGCGGTCGCCAGAAGCTGCGCGGCGCGGCGCATGTTGTTCAAAGCCTCGACCTTCTCAGCCCAGTTGCGGGCGCTGTCGAAGTCAGTGACGGCGGTGCGGATCTCGTCGATCAGGGCGCGGTGGGAGCAGGTCATGCCGCCACCTGCTGCGCTTGAAGCGCGAGGTAGGCGCGGATGCGGGCGAGGCCCTTGCTGTTGACCACGCAGTAGATCCGGCCGCGCGTGGTGCAGACCCAGTTGATCGAGCCGCCGTTGCTCAGCTTAAAAAGCGCTTCGCCCAGCGGTGTGCCCAAAGGGGCCGAGATCTGCTTCTTGACGGCGACCAGAAATCCGCTGGCCAAGGTTCGCGTCTTTGCGTGCGATTGCATGGGTGTCTCCCCGTTCGATGGGGGGACATTACCATGAGTAAGATTGATGTAAATAGAAAATCTGACTTTGAGTAAGAATTATTCGCACGCCTTTTCAGCGACGATCACAATGGGCAAATCGGTTGCGGCGTTTATCGGCTATCGCTCAAGGCAAACGGCAGACATGGAAGGAACGGGCTCGCCCTTCATTGCCTTTTCCATTTCTATTGAAGGACCAGTTGGCATGGCCCCTGGCGGGTAAACGAATGACCGATTCCGTCGAGAAGCGGCTGCAACCGCTTCGCTGTTTCGCTGGGTGGCCACAAACCTAGCATCATCTCCTGCGGCAACGGCTTTGAGCCGAGCGGTTTCGCAAATCGCAAAGTCGGAAAATTCGATTTGAATGATGCTTGGCGGTTGACCGCTAACGATCCACGTTTGAACCATAACCGCAGCGCGGTGAGGCGGCGGCGCAACGGGTGGTGGCGGAACAGGCCGCTGGCCGCACGATGCGAACGTCAATACGCTAACAATCGCACACCAACGCCAGATCATAGATATTCCGGCGCAAAATTGATCATACGACCACGGCGCGGAGGACGTTTCGTGATGGTCGAGATTACAATGCCCGTCACCTCCCAATCCACGTCGGTGTGCTCGGTCTGTGGCGGCGGTGTGAACGGCGTTTGGTGAGCTGGGTCGTTTGAACGAGGCCAGAACTCCACCTGATCACCGTTCATGCGAACTTCTTTAAGTGTGGTCTCGGCGCGACCAAGCGTATCACGAATTTGAAGGATGACGTGGTCGCCTTCGAACACGCCGGATTGAACGGCTGGCGCACAGACGACGATGGACCCATCGGGATATTCTAGGTTCATGGAATTGCCAGCCACGCGCAATGCAAACAGGTCCGCGCGATCATATTGGGGGTCATAATAGGCAAATGTCTCTCTGGGTTCAAAAGACTCGGTAATCGACAAGAAAGCCCCTGCACGCACTTCCCCTACAAGTGGGACCATTCTGACTGCGCCTGCTTGCGGGGTAACAGCGAATTCGCTTTCCAAATTAGCAAACGGCGTATCCGCGCCAGTTAAAAGCCATACCCAATTGCATTTGAATTTTCGCGCGAATTGAACTGCGCGCTCGTGATCCATCTCAATGTGCTTGGACTTTCCCGGTTCGCGCTCGTAGGCCGAATAGGTGTTTTGATCCATGCCAAGCGCTCGAGCCGCCGCAACCATCGTCGTCGGCAGAGAATTTGTGCGTTGCCAGTTCAGCCGCGCCCAATGCAGCCGCTGCCATGGCTCTTTGAGGTGGCTTAAATCGGTCATGCCCCTCGTTTGCCGCAAATCATCTGACCATGTGTAAAATCTGCTTGCCCTAAAATATGACCCAAAGTAAGAATGCAGTCATGAGCAACGAAGTATCCCAATTTATTGACCAAAAGGGTGGACCAAGTGCGGTAGCCGCCGCGACCGGCTATGCGGCTAATGCCGTCTATCAATGGAAGCATCGCAACACCCTTCCGCGTTCTGCTTGGCCTGAGGTCATGAAGTCGCTTGATGGGGTTACCCTTGATGATCTTCTTGCCCTTGAAGCTGCCACAAAAGGGCGAGCCGCCTGATGCAAAGCCAGCTAACCATCGCTGGCCAAGAAATACGCGAGGGCGCTTTTCCCTTGGCGCCCAAGCGCGAGGCCGCAGGAAACGTCTCGACGCCCTGCCGTCTCAATCCTTCCAGTCGCCCGACTTACTTCACCGCTGCCTTGCAGGCGGGGCGTATCCGGGGAGGCAGCGGGGAAACCCGTAAACACTGGGTCGGGCGGAAAGAGGTTGCACCCTCTTTCTCTGTTGCCGGTGATGCCTCTCAAGCCTGCATTTCACGTTTCGCGGCATATGTCCTCAAGCAGGGTCGCCGCTTCATCTCCGTATTTATCCGCACATCTGTACAGCCCAGCCAGCGCTCTTGGGTCCTTCCGCGCAGCCGCCCGGCAAGCCCCTGCTGCCACAGCAAGGGCGATAGCTCGCTTCAGCTTTTTTTCCGTGGTTCGAGTTCTCTGCATCGCGCCTCCCGGCCTTCCTCATGGGTTAAACCATGAAGGAAGCGATTATGGAAAACCGCGATAAATTCGCAGGAAGTTCAGAATTTCAGTTCGGCCTTGAGAACGCAATCGCGCGGATCGTGCGGCGTCGCTGGCCATCCAAGACGGTCGAGGAAGTTCAGGCCGAGTGGGATTTAACGAGAGGACAGGCGCAGGGCGTCGTCTTCGCTATCGCCAGCCGATCCACCATCAACGCCATCATCCGCCACAAGCGCGGCGGTCTGAAACTGCTCATCGAACTGGGCACGATCATGACCGGCGAGACGCTGCAAAGCGTCCTTCAGCAAGAAATCCGGGAATTGGAAAATGAAGCACGCCGAGCGGCTGAAGAGGCCGCGCGCCTCGCCTTGGTCGAGTCCCGCTTTGATCGCAGTTCTCTGGGTGATTTGGCGAGCCTGTCAGGGCTTCGATTTGGCGACGCGCCCGCTCGCAATTCCAAACGAGATCGCACGGAGCGCTCGCCTGCGCGCCGCGCGTCGGATCGCTGACCTGATTGATACCCCTGACGTTCGTCGGGGCTGAAACATCGAATTCGCATCTTGGGAGAGGCTCATGTTTGCCTGGACAGACGAAGACATTCGAACCGCTGGAAAAATGTGGACGTCCGGCGCCACAGCCCAAGGCATAGCTAATCATTTGGGAGGCGGCCTTACCCGAAATGCAGTGATCGGCAAAATGCGCCGCGCTGGCTATGAGCGCAGCCAGTCGATTGGCCTTGAAAACAGCCGCTTAGCCAATCGCAAGAAAAACCCGATCCAGAATTTGAAGATGAAAGGCGTCAATCCTGCAAAGGCGGCGGAAATCATCAAAAAGGCCAAGCCGAAAATGCCCGCGGTAATCGAAACGGTTCCGGTTGGTGGTTTGCGGCTGGAGGATCTGGAACGAAACCAGTGCCGCTGGCCGATCAATAACCCGGCGCAATCCGACAATTTTCGCTTTTGCGGCGCGCATGTCGATGTTGGGCGGAACTATTGTTGCGCTCACCGGGCCGTCGCTTTTACGGCGAGGCAGCCGAGCAAAAAACCGCCCACGCCCGTCATTCAGCGTTCGTCGCGGGACTTGTGGCGGATCTTCGCATGATCGGCCCGCGCTGGAAGGTTCCTGTCGAAATGATCCGCGCATCGGCCATGCCAGCGGGGCTGGTCGAGCTTACCCGCGCAGAAGCCCAGTTCGCCAAGTTCGAGCCCCATGCCGAGGTCGAGGTCTGCCCCGCTGGTTTCATGGCGACGGTCAGCTTCGAGGTCCCGAAATACGCGGGCCGAACACAGCAGATCAGCTTTCTGGTCTGGGGCGTCCCTAACGAAAACAGGAGCGGAAAATGAGGCGCGAGCGGAAACTCATTAGCACAGCCAAACCGAGCAACGCTTACCCGGCTCATGTCGAAAGCCCGGCCTATTATGATCTCCGGGAACGGGTAGCCGCGCATGAGTCCAGCGAACGGCTGCTCGACCTGATCTATGCCGATCCGGTTTATCGTCGGCTGGTCGGTATCACCCGGGCGCAGGCTAAAGCCTTCCGCGAGTATCTGCGCGCACAGCAGCACATTGCTGACGTTCGGCGCCAGCGCAAGACTGGGCGCGTTTGCGCATGAAACGCCCCGTCGTCGTCAGGACCAGCGAACTTATCGGCGCCGAGCGATCCGCGCACGCGATGATGCTGCGCAAGGCTGCCAGAGATGCGCGCCGGCGGATTGTGGAACGGGCGCGAGCTGACATAGCCGCCGCCCTAGCCCCGTTGAGTGAGGCCGAGGCGGCGATCTACCGGCGAAGCGCACTTGCGGCTCTGACGGCCGTCCCTGAGGCGCCCGTCAGTCTGAAAGCGACGATGCTGCAAATTGAAATTCAGCGGATCTTCGAGGGGGCTGAATGATGGGAAACCTTAGCCAATATCACAATCTCGTCGGACAAAAGCGTGTCGCGTTTAGGCCGCGCGGCTTGAGTTCCGTCCCGTCGCTATCTGCCGCCATGAAGCCGCATCAACAGGCTGTGACCGATTTCGCCCTACAACAGGGGGCGGCGGCTTTGTTTTTAGACACTGGCCTTGGAAAGACGCTTTGCGCCTTGGACTGGGGCAGGGTGATCGTCGAGCACACTAACCGGCCTGTTTTGATGCTGGCGCCCCTTGCGGTGTCCGGTCAGCATCAACGCGAAGCGGAAAAGTTTGACATTGACGCGATCGCAATCCGAGAGCCCGAGCAGATCGACAAGCCGCGCGTCTACATCACCAATTATGAGCGCGTGGGGAAGTTTGACGCTGACCTGTTCGGCGGCGTGATCCTGGATGAAAGTTCAATCGTCAAGGCGATGATGGGCAAGACTTCCCGCGCTCTGATTGAGACATTCAGCCGCACACCCTACCGCTTGGCTTGCACCGCAACCCCGGCGCCCAACGATCACGTTGAGCTAGGCCAGCACTCCGAGTTTTTGGGCGTGATGGCTCAAAACATGATGCTCAATCGCTGGTTTTTGCATGACAGCGCGGACACCGGAACGTGGCGCATGAAGGGTCACGCGGTTCTGGACTTTTGGAATTGGGTAGCGAGCTGGGCCCGATGTGTGTCTCGACCATCAGACCTTGGATTTTCAGACGAAGGCTATGACCTGCCGCCGCTGAACATGACGCGCCACATCGTCAAGGCGGATCGGTCAACTGACACTGGCCACGAAAAAGACGGGCAGGCGCGGCTCTTCCGTATGCCGGACACGTCTGCAACGTCGATCCATAAGGAAAAGCGGCAGACAACCGACGCTCGATCAGACCTGATCGCGGAAAAGGTTATGGCCGAACCCAACGAGGCTTGGGTGGTCTGGTGCGATACAGACTATGAAGCCGATGCGCTCGCCGCGCGAATTCCTGGCGCCGTTGAGGTCCGCGGATCAATGACGGCGGACGAAAAGGAAAGCCGCCTGACCGCATTCAGCACGGGTCAGGATCGAGTCATCATCACGAAGCCGTCCGTCGCCGGATATGGCCTCAACTGGCAGCATTGCTCTCGTATGGATTTCGTCGGGCTCTCGTTCTCATACGAGAGTTTCTATCAGGCCATCCGCCGCTGCTACCGCTTCGGCCAGACGCGGCCCGTCGATGTGCATGTGGCCTGCGCCGACACCGAGGAAGCCATCTGGCAGGTGGTGAGCCGCAAGGCCGGTGATCACGACGCCATGAAACGCGAAATGACTGAGGCGATGCAGCGGGCGGCAAACGTCGTCCACGCAACGACCTACGCGCCAACAAAACCCCTTCAACTTCCGAACTGGATAGCCGCATGACCAGCGTTCTTGATCAAGTCCATGGTGACCGCTTCTCGGTGTTTAATGCCGACTGTGTTGAAGTCGCTTCGAGCCTGCCGGACAATTCCATAGGGTTTTCGGTCTATTCCCCGCCGTTTGCGCATCTGTTCGTCTATTCGGACAGTGATCGCGACATGGGCAACGTCAAGGACGAGGCGGAATTCAAAGCGCTCTATCGCCATTTAGTCCGCGAGAAGTACCGCATTACCAAGCCTGGCAGGCTGACTGCGGTTCACTGTTCCGACATTCCGCGAACCAAGTCGATGCACGGCGTCGTCGGCCTATACGATTTCCCGGCGGACATTCGCGAGGTCCACGAGGCAGAGGGATGGACCTATCACAGCCGCATTACGGTTTGGAAAGACCCCGTCGTAGAGATGCAGCGAACGAAGGCGCTCGGGCTGCTCTACAAGCAGATTCAGACAGACGCGACGCGCAACCGTCAGGGAATGCCGGATTATGTGCTGGTGTTCCGCAAGACACCGAACGACGAGGCGGCCGATACAGACCGCGTTGCACAAGATCGGAACCTGTTTCCGGTCGATCAGTGGCAACAATGGGCATCACCGGTCTGGATGGACATCAACCAGACGAACGTTCTTAACGCCAAAATTGCGCGCGAAGATAAGGACGAGCGTCACCTTTGCCCTCTTCAACTAGACCTGATTGAGCGTTGCGTCAGGCTTTGGAGCAACCCAGGCGATACGGTTTTTAGCCCGTTCACCGGCATTGGGTCTGAAGGGTATATGTCCCTCAAGGCCGGCCGCCGATTTATCGGCACCGAACTGAAGCCTTCCTATTTCACGCAGGCCGTCAAAAACCTCCGCGAAGCCGAGAACATGAGCGCGGCGCCGTCTCTGCTCACTTTGGCAGGGCTGGCATGACCAAGCGCGTCACATGGACCCGGCCGAGTTTCATAGCCTACCTGAAGGCCGCCGCAGCAAACCGCGCGGCTGCTCAGTCCTTGGACGGTCGCCAGCGCCAGGCCATTCTGGATTTGGCCGATCGCCTGACGATCAAAGCGAACGAGATCATGTCATCGGAGGGCCAATGCAAAAGGCCCTAGCCAACATTGAGGCCGAGCAAGGGGTGATCGGCGCGCTGTTCATGGACAACGCCCTCATGACCCGGCTGGACGGTTTGGAGCCCCGGCACTTCTTCGAGCCGCTTCACGGTCGGATCTTCGGCGCGGCGTCGCAACTGATCAGCGACGGCAAGTTTGCCGACCCGCACACCGTCGAGCTTCGCCTTAAGGACGATGCTACCCTGATCGAAGTCGGAGGCCTCGCCTACCTTGCCGACATGATGATGAACTCGGCGCCGGCCTATGCGGTCGCTGATCAGGCCAGCGTGATTCATGAACTGGCGATCCGCCGCGAGCTTGCGTCCTTTGGGCAGCAGGCCACGGTCGTCGCATCTTCGGACATGGGCTCAAGCGCCTTCATCGCGCTCGCCAGCATCCGACATTCCCTTGACGAGATCGAAGCCGGGGCGACGCCGACCGAGCTCACCATGATCGACGCCCCAGCCGCCGCCGAGCTTGCGGTCGCGCGGATGGAGGACATGGCCAGGCACGGCAAGAAGCGGGGAAAGCTGACGGGCCTTCGCTGCGTCGACCGGCGCCTTGGCGGTCTACGGCCCGGCGCGCTGGTCGTGATCGGCGGCCGCCCTGGCATGGGAAAGACCTCGGTCGCTCGAGCGGTCGCCCACGGCGCGGCGGTTCGCAACCCTAATGAGATGGTCCTCTTCTGCGGCATCGAGATGAGCCCAGAGGAAATGATGCACCGTGAACTTTCGGCGCTAACCTACGAATATGAAAGGGAAACCGCCGTTGAATATCGGGCGATGGGCAACGGCGAAATGACGGCCCAGGACTTCGCCTCAGTCATCGCCGCAAGGTCCCGCGTTCCTCGCAACCTGATCCTTGACGATTGCAATTCGCTTTCGGTCGAGGACGTGCGGCGAAAGGTCTGGGGCCTGAAGCGCAAGGGTGAGGTCGCCGCCGTGGTGATTGATTATCTCCAGCTCATGCGCCGGCCGCCGGGCTCCAGCCGAAACGAAAGCCTCCTGATCGGGGATATGACGTCGGCACTGAAACAGATCGCAAGGCAAGCCCAGATCTGCATCGTGCTCCTGAGCCAGTTATCTCGCGCCGTCGAAAGCCGCGAGGACAAGCGGCCCCAGCTTTCGGACCTTCGGGAGTCGGGCTCGATTGAGCAGGACGCCGACGCCGTGCTCTTCCCGTATCGGGAGATCTACTACCTTGAGCGTAACGAGCCCAAGGACCCCACCAAGCGCGACGAGTGGGAGATCAAATGCGACGCCGCTCGCTTCCGGCTGGACGTGATCTGCGCGAAGCAACGGATGGGCGCCGTCGGGACCGACACGCAGGAATATCGAGCGCCTTTTGACTTTATCGCTGACCTAAGGGGGCAACCATGACGGCCCGAGGAGACCATTTTTATCGGCGCGACCCAGCCGCGGCGCTGGCCGGAATGGCCAGTCTTACGCCTGAGGAGCGGGGGATATACAACACCGTACTTGACCTCCTCTACCTTACCTGGAGGCCGCTAGAGGACGACCGCCGATACATCGCCTCGCACTGCAATTGCGCCATCCAAAAGCTCAACCCGATCCTCCGAAGGCTGATCGAAATGGGCAAGCTGATGACGTTTGAAGAGGATGGCCAAACCTACATTTCGAACCGCAAATTCGAGGAGGAAAGGAACTCTGTTCGGCGGGAAAAAACGAGGTCAGGTCGGGGAGAAGTCCGGGAGAAGTCGGCAAGTGTCGAGGAGAAGTCGGCAAGTGTCGGGAAAAAACACCAGATCTCCGAGGAAATTTCCTATGAAAATCAGAACGTTGTGGCCCTAGATAAGATAAGAGAAGATAAGAATATATCTATAGATTTTGAGTTGGGAAATTTCCCGCCTCCCGACAAGCCAAAAAGGCCGTCGGATCAGGACTTCGAAACGTGGTATCGCGCCTACCCTCGAAAGGGTGATCGGATCAAAGCTCGGAAGGCTTTCGACCAAGCCTGGAAGTTCGTCGTCGGGGAGGATCGGCTGGCGGTTTTGGTCTCGGCCGCCGAGGCTTACGGCCGGCGTTGCACCGATCCGAAATTCACCAAGCTCCCGGCGACCTGGCTGAACGCCGGGGCGTGGATGGACGAGGAGCCAGCGTTGCCGCTGGGCCCGGCCCCGTCCCCGCCGCCGGACCAGCAAGCCCGCATCCACCGGCTATGGCTGAAAGGCTGGGTCAACGACCGGGACTGGCAGGAGCGAAAGGGGCCAAAGCCCAATGAGCCCGGCTGCGTGATCTCGGATGAAATCCTGGCCGAGTTTGGGCTTGAGCGCGCGAAGCCAACGGCCGTGGCGTGAACCTTTTTTCAATCCGCAAATCCGACGAGGAGATCCCGATGGCCCGACACAAACCAAAATCCCCGGCGCAGATCGCGGCGGCCAAGGTGGCGACGAAAATCAAGATGGCGCAGCGTGCCGAGGTCAACCGGATCGTCAAGGCAAAAGCCGAAGCTGAGGAGGGGATCGACGTCGCAGCGTTGGCGCTTCCGGTGAACGATGATGTGCAATTGATCTCGCTCGGAAAGCGCGTTCGGGGAAAGCGCAAGTCGTGGATTGACCGCGTTCTGCCGACCGATCTTCCGTCATGCGATCCGATGGCGTCGGACATGAAAGCCGGAAACCATGCCGTGACGCGGATGTCCAATCTGGTCGCCAAGCGCCGAGGGTATGGGAGCAAGCCAGAAACCACTGGGGGAGGCGGATGCGCGGAACTGGTCAACGATCACCAGATCCAAGCAGCGCGCGAAATCGAGGCGATCATGTTGCGGATGGGTAAATCCGACCGTGCCCTGTTGCAGGAACTGCTTGAGCCCAAGCGGATCGTCACCGAAGGCCAGATCGACTGGCGCTTTACGGTCGCGCTGATGACGGGGGAGCGCAACGCTCACGCCCAAGCCGCAGTGGTGCGGTCGATGGCCCGCAACCTGATCGGCGCGCTTGAGCGGTTCGACCAAATGGACGCTGGAAGATTGCGAAAGGAGTTTGACGAGCGCCGCGCGATGGGCGCGCATTAACTTAAAACCGTTTGACACGAATACAGAACTGCACCAATCAAAAGATAGGTCGCAGAAACCGCGTCAGGATCGATAGATCCGACTGCCGGTCGCCCACATGAGGCGCGGGGACCTCGTTAAAAACCCCGCCGCTTTCTCATCAAAGGTTTACCCCGGAAAACGTCATGACCGTTGCTCCGTCACGGGTGATCAACCTCGTCGAATGCGTTTCGCTTCAAGGCCCATATCTGTCGTTTCACATCAACGGCGTCGAGGCGTTTACGCTGACTGAGCCAGTGGCGCGCGAGCTGGCGAATATGCTCCTGACCGGCGCGACGTGGTGCGAAGGCATGTCCCTTCAACTTCCCGTTCAGAACGCTCCGACAAGCGCGGCGATCCAATGACCTTGGAAGACCTGGAACTTGCAGCCAGCGTTATGGCCCAGCGCGCGACGCATCACGGCTACGGCTTTGCTGACGTGCCGATGGGCCGGGTTCGAGTCCGAGCCATCCGTGAAACAGGTCGCTTCAGCTATTTTCTCAACCACGTAAGCGCAAACCGGCGCCGGGTTGAACGGGCGATGCAGGGGTCAGCCGAATGAGCGGCCTGGCCGACGAGTTTTTTCACCTTCGTGCGCAGTTTCGCCGAATTTCTCGCCGCCTCAACAAATCCTTCAACACAGGGAACTTTGATCAAATGGCCCTCGACCTTTCCGCCTTGGATGCACTGGCGCCCCGCCTTGATGCGCTTTCGGACTCCATCAAGGCTCACGCCTCTGGAGACGTTGGCGCAGCCGTCGCCGCCCAAAAGGCCGCAGACGATGCAGCAACAGCCCAAGCGCTCGCCGCACAAGCCTCGCAAGACCAGCAAGCGCTCGACGCCGCTGTCTCGTCCCTTGCAACGCATCTTGCGGCTCTGGAGGCTATCCTGGCCCCGCCAGCGGCCCCCGCGAGCTAACCACTGCCCGACTTGTAATTCAGGGGTAGAAGTCATCTGCCGGCGTCATCGCCGATAACAGATGGAGGCGCGGGTTCGAATCCCGTCAGGTCGGTCGCCCTTTCCCCCAATCGCGTTGAAAATGATTACCGACGCGCGAACATCACTCCGAAGCAGGCAGCCCAAAATCCGGGCCAAGACAGCCTGAACGCGAAAACGGGCCGATTTTGATGGCAAAATCCCCCAAAAAGTCCGATCCATCGCCAAATGCCGAAAATTACTCGACGCCGGACCCAACGCCAACAGCGCGAAGGATCGCGTTTCGACGTGCCGAATTGGCTGATTTGATCGTTGAGGAAGTTACGAACGGAAAGCCGCTTCGACAAATCTGCCGCGAACAGAACGTGAGCAAGTCTGCGATTTACGATTGGTTGGACGACGACAAAGATTTCCAAGGACGCTTCGCGTGCGCGCGAGTTCGCGGAGGTCACGAAATTGCCGACGAATGCCTTGAGATCGCCGACGACAAAAGTGAGGATCCAGCATCTCGTCGCGTTCGGATCGAAACTCGGCTGAAGCTGTTGGCCAAATGGAACCCGAAGCAATACGGCGAGCGAATGGCGCTGACGGGCGGTGACGCTGAAGATGAGCCCATTAAGGTTGCCGTCACCAACCGCGACCGCGCGAAAGCTGTTGCCAACTTGCTGACGAAGTCCAAGGACGAAGCCTGATGGGTCGCGCGCCGATCAGTCAGTCCTTCCCCCCGCCGACTGTTCCGTTTCTGGACTCGTCGGGTTCGATCACGCTGGCTTGGCGAAAGTATCTGGAAAACTCGTTCCGGCGGGAAGGCGGAGGACAAGACGCGATTTGGGAGATGGCCTTCGGTCAGGGCGCCGTTCAAGGACAGATCCTCGACCTGACCAACCGCGTTGAAGACGCTTCGGTGAAGCAGGAAGCCAACAACGCTGCGATGGCGGCACAGATCCTAGACTTTACGAACAAGCTTGAGGACGTCGGGCTGTTGGTCGAGGAGCTTCGATCGCAGCTTCAGTCGGTTCGGCAGTTGCTTGTGCAAATCGACGACGATGTGCAGGCCAACGACGTTCGGGCGCAGTTGGAAAACATCAGCCTCGTGTCCCAGAACGCGGGCGCCGTCGCTGAGCTTTACTCGCAGCTCACCATCTTATCAAACGGCATCCCATCGGTCGCCAGATCGTCTCTGAGCGCGACGGGAAGCCTAAGCTACAACAGCTCGACCGGTGTTATCAGCTACACCACGCCCAACAGCGACGGGATCGTAGAGGGTTCGACCAATCTCTATTTCACCAACGCCCGCGCACGTTCTGCGATCAGCGTCACGGGAAGCTTGAGTTACAATAGCTCAACGGGCGTCATAAGTTACACGACCCCGAATAGCGACGGGATCACCGAAGGCTCTACGCATCTCTTTTTCACGAACGCGCGGGCGCAGGCCGCTCTGAGCGGGACTGGAGCTATCAGCTACAACAGCGGGACGGGTGTGATATCCCTCGCCACCCAAACCGGCTGGACAGCTGACACCGGCACTGACAATCGCGGATCAAACGCCACCTATACCTCGCCAGGCGCTTCGGCGACCTACGACCAGACCCAAATGAACAACGTGATGACGGCGCTGCAGAACGTGTCGCGCGCGGTCAAGTCGATCAAGGCCGACCTCATCACCCCTCACATATTTGGACCGTGACGCATGGCTTATAAGCTCTTTCAGAAGAATTTCGCGCTCTCGACCTCGACGTCCGCCTTGTCGTTGGGATTGGGCGCCAGCGAGGTTCTCGTGGTTTCCTCGGCGACCGTTTGCAACGGCGACACATCGTCCCGAACGGTTTCGATCAACCTCGCGACCGATGGCGGCGCGGCGTCCTTGGCCAACCAGGTCGAATACAAAAAGGCCTTGAGCGTCAATCAAGCTGCGAACACGTCCCTCGCCGGAAAGAACATCACGCCGGGCTCGGCCCTCTATGCGTACATCGACAGCGGGACGAGCTGCACGCTTTCCCTGTCTGGAACCATCATTCCGCAAGCTGCTTGATAAGGAACTGACCTGATGCTCAAACGTATTTTGGCTGTCAGCGCCATTGCGTCAGCGCTGGCGACTGGCGTTGCTGATGCGCAAACCTATGCGCCCGTGCCGGTCTACACCGATACGATGGGCATCACGCGGCCGGCGCAGGGTGTGAAGGAAATCAACCCCGCTGGCGTGATCACGGCGCAGGTCAAGATCTCCGTCACCGGGACTGCGGTCTGCTTTCCGTCGGCCACGCTCTACAACGGCGTTGTGGTCAAGGGGCTTTCGACCAATGCGGCAAACGGCACGGTTGGAACGTCCACGGTCACCAACACCGCAGACGGCACCGGCAACGGCGCCATCATTGAGCCGGGCACGGGCGTTTCATTCGGCGTCGTGAACCTTGGGACTTTGTGCGTCAACGGAACAGCCGGCGATATCTATTTCGCCTGGGGAAATTGAGGGCTCGTCATGCTGGTAACAGACCTTCCGACGATCGAACTGGACGGCGTTCCTCCTGAATTCACCGCCCATTCTGACAAGTCCTCCGTCTACATCTGGAGCGTCGAAGCCGACGCGCATGTTCCTGTTCATCGCCCGATAAAGCCCGGTGACGTACAGACGGCGGTTCAAATGCTGCGGCAGGTGCTCAACTTACGGAAAACCGGCCAATGGCCAAGCTGACGACCAAGGCGCGGAAGGCGCTTTCCAAGGACGACTTCGCTGGCCCGGATCGATCTTATCCGGTCGAAAATAAAGCTCATGCCGTGAACGCCAAGGCCCGCGCAACGCAGGCCGTAAACGCGGGGCGCATGTCGAAGGCTGAAGAGGCCAAGATCGACGCCAAGGCGAACAAAGTGCTGAAGGGCAAGAAACGGTGACGACGCATTACACCGCGTCAGATGGCAAGCGCCACGCCATCGCGGACATGCCCTATCCGTATCTGGTCAGCGCGCTCGCCAAACTGCGCAAGCAACACCCGCACCGCCGGGACGAAATTCACACAATGGCCGCTGAGGTGGCCAAGCGCGAACGGGAGCACGCGGCGCGATGAAAAAGCCGATGACCATGAAGGCTTACGAGAAGTCGAAGGCCGACGCCAAAGCCGACAAGACCGCCGCCAAGAAGCGCGGCGAACCTGTTGCCAAGTGGGAAGGCTCCAAGGCTGACCGTAAGGCCGACAAGGCTGCGGTCAAAAAGATCAACAAGGGATGCAAGTGATGGTCAGACGCAAATCCGTGTGCATGCCTGACTCCGAATACGCCTCGGTCTCGGTTCGCAAGATCGAAAACGGCTACGTGATCAGCAAGACCTATTCCGGTCCCAAGGGCTACTCATCCAAGGAAGAGTTCAGCGCGACCAAGCCGAAGCTAGACATGGCGCCAGCCAAGGACAAGTCGTCTGCGGCGGCCAAGCCTGTCCAGCCCAAGCCGAAGTCGCCCCCGAACACTGGATCAAAGGCCCTGAGCAAATAATCCACCATGGGCGACAAGCTGGCGGAACTGGAAGCTCTGATCGGGGCCATGAGCCCGCATGAGATCGAACAGCTCGACAAGCAGATTGCGGACGAGCTGGCGAAGCCGTTTCTTCCAACGCCGGGCCCACAAACCGACGCGCTAAACAGCGTTGCAGACATCCTACTTTTTGGCGGGAGCGCGGGCGGCGGTAAGTCGGCGCTTGAGATCGGGGCATTCTTTTCGAGCCAGCACTCGGGCATCGTGTTCCGCCGTGAAGGCACACAGCTCGACGGTCTGATCGAGTTCTGCAAGCAGATCGGCGAGCCCGCGCACGGTCGCTTCGTCGGCGGCAATGACAACGTGTTCAAGCGCCACGACGGGGGCCGTCTTAAGTTCGCCGGTCTTAAGGAAGCGGACGACTGGAGAAAGCACGCGGGTAACGCGCGGGACTACATCGCCTTCGACGAGGCCGGGGAGTTTCTGCGCGAACAGGTGATGAGCCTGATCGGTTGGCTACGCTCCACCCGCGAAGGCCAGCGTTGCCGGGTGATCCTTGGATCAAACCCACCTCGAGGCGGGGACGGCGAGTGGATGATTGAGGAGTTCGCCCCGTGGCTTGACCCTCTCTACTCGAACCCGGCGAGATCTGGGGAGTTGCGCTGGGCCATCGTGGTCGCAGGCAAGACGGAGTGGGTTCAGGGGCCAGGCGAATACACGCGGGAGGGTGAGCACTACGGCGCGATGAGCCGAACGTTCATCCCCTCAAGGCTGGAGGATAATCCATACCTTCGGGACACAGGCTACCGGGCCAAGCTTCAGGCGCTACCCGAGCCGCTTAGATCGCAGTTGCTGAAAGGTGACTTCCTCGCGGGCCGAAAGGATCACGAGTGGCAGGTGATCCCGACTGAATGGGTCAGGCTTGCGAACGAGCGCTGGAACAAGGCTGGCAGCCATTCTCGGCAGATGATCGCCCTTGCCGCGGACGTGGCTCTTGGTGGTGGTGACCCGACTGTCATGGCGCCGCTCTACGCGGAGAACTGGTTCGGGCATCTGATCTCGATTGACACGGACAAACCGGCGGAAATCGCCGCTCAGATGCTGCTCATTCGACGAAACGAAGCCGATCTTAGCGTGGACGGAACCGGAGGCTGGGGTTCTGGCGTTCGATCGCAATTGACAAGCAGTCATGGCATCGAATGCGCCTCTATCGTCTTTTCGTCCGCCTCGAACCTGAAAACGCAAAGCGGGCAATTGGGTTTCGCCAACCTTCGGGCCGAAATGTGGTGGAAGTTCCGTGAGGCGCTGGACCCGGAAAGCGGCGAAGATATCAAGCTTCCCGTCGATCCGAAGCTGATGGCCGAACTGACGACGCCCCGTTACCGCGTGAAGGGCACAAACATTCTGATCGAGGAAAAGGCCGAGGTCCGCAAGCGTGTGGGATCGTCCACCGACCGCGCGGATGCGGTGATCATGGCGTGGAAGCGTCGGCTGGCCTTCATGAAAGTTCAAGCCCGCAAAACGCGCCCGGCCCTTTCTGTTTCTGACTACGAGCCAAGCCAGACCGGCTGGATGGGATAGCGCATGGATTCGCCGGAAGACGCCGCCATCATCGCCGAGGCCAAGAAGCGCTTTGAGCGCGTGAAGCAGCGGGAATCGAAAGCGCGTAAGCGTTTCATCGAAGACGTGAAGTTCGCGAACGGTGACAGCCGAAACAATTACCAGTGGGACGACACGCCCCGCAAATCCCGTGAAGCCGAGAAAAAGCCGTGCTTCACAATCAACAAGACGCGCCAGCACAATCTGCAGATCATCAACGAGGCCAGGCAGAACAAGCAGTCGGTCAAGATCCGGCCGGTTGGCGGCGGCGCTTCCTATGACAGCGCGCAGATCTTCGAGGGCGTCGTTCGTCACATCGAATATCAATCGCGTGCGCAGGCTGTTTATCAAAGCGCCATCCGCAGCCAGGTCCAAGGGGGCGTGGGCTATTGGCGGATCGTCACGGACTATGTGGACGAAGACAGCTTCGATCAGGAAATCTTCATCCGTCGCGTGAAGGACCCGCTTTCGGTTTATCTCGACCCTGACACGATTGAGCCAGACCGCTCGGATGCGCGGTTCGGGTTCGTGTTCGAGGAAATGGCCAAGGAAGAAGCCGAAAAGAAGTGGCCTGACCTGAAGGACCGGTTTCCCAAGACCGCCTTGGCCAATTCCGACGGCTGGTTTGGCGAAGACACCATTCGGATCGCGGAATATTTCCGGGTCACGGAAGAAACGGACGAGCTGGTAGCGCTTCAGGGGCCTGACGGCTCTCAGGGCGTTCGCAGGCTGTCCGAAATCGCCGATGACGAGCAGTTTAAGGACGTCAAGCCCAAGCAAATCCGCAAGGCTTTGGAGACGATGGGCGCGCGTTTCCGCAAAGTGTCGCGTCCCAAGATCGAATGGTTCAAGATCGCCGGCGACGTGATTGTTGATCGCAAGCCGTGGCCCGGGAAATACATCCCCATCGTCATGGTGGTTGGCGAAGAGACGATTATCGACGGGGAATTGGACCGCAAGGGCCACACGCGCGCGCTTTTGGATGCGCAGCGGAACTACAACTACTGGACCTCGGAGGCCGCAGCCCAAGTCGCGCTTCAGAACAAGTCGCCCTACATCACCGACGCTCGAGCCATTGAGGGCCACGAGAAGATCTGGCGCAACGCCAACCGGGATAACTTCGCCTATCTGCCATTCAATGGGGTCGATGCGGAAGGCAACGAACTGCGTCCCCCGGAGCGTCAAAACCCGCCCGTGATGGCTCAGGCCTATATTCAAGGCATGAACACCGCGGCGGAAGAACTTCGCATGGTGTCGGGCCAGTATCAGGAAACCGTCGGCGCCAACAGCAACGCTCAGTCAGGCGTGGCGATCAATGCGCGCCAGCGGGCAGGGGACAATGCGACCTATCACTACATCGACCACCAAGGGATCGCGCTCGCCTACACGGGTATGATCCTGATCGACCTGATCCCCAAGATCTACGACACTCAGCGCGTCCTCAAAATCATGGCGGACGACGGAAGCCAGTCGGAAATTCACATCGATCCGAAACAGACCCAAGCCTATATGGAGCACAAATCCGAAGAGGCCGAAGAAGTAAAGGCGATCTTCAACCCGTCCGTTGGGAAATACGAAGTGGAGTCCGACGTCGGCCCATCGTTCGCGACGAAACGTCAGGAAGCGTTCAACGCTCTGTCTCAAATCGCCCAGCAAAGCCCGCAACTTATGCAGATCGCGGGCGATTTGGTGATGCAGGCCGCCGACTTCCCGTATGCGGATGAGATGGCCGAACGTCTTCGCCGGATGGTTCCGCCGCAGGCCTTGGGTGAAGATCAGACGCCCCCGCAGGTCGCGCAGCTTCAACAGCAGCTTCAAACGGCTCAACAGTTCTCGAACGCTCTGGCGGAAAAGCTGAAAGATGCGCAGGCGCAACTGAAAGAACGCGGCGACGAGCTGACGGTGAAAGCATACGATGCGGAAACCAAGCGGCTGGCGGCCTTGGAGAAATCTTTGCCGCTGGACCCGGAAGGCCTGATGCGCCTCGTTCAACAGGCCGTGCGCGACGCCATCGGCATGGCGCTTCCGCAGGAGCCTCAGGGATCGCCGCTGACGGCCTCCGCGCCTTCTCAGGCGCTACCGCCTCAAATGGACGCGCAAGGGGCTCAGGGCGCTGCGCCTGCGCCGCAGACCGCGCCTCAACCGGATATGAGCAATGACGCGCAAGCCCCGCAGTGATCACGCCGTTCACAACATGATCCACCAGACCGCAAGGGAGCTTGCGGGGACATGGTATGAGGAAATGGCGCACGACAACGAGTTCTATCGCCTCTATCGCAATCAGAAGTTCTTCATTCAGCGGGCTTGGCAGATGTTCGTGCCCGTCGCTCGTAGCATTCTCGTGGACATGCTCAACGACCCCGGCTCCACGGAATATGTGAAGGAAAAGGTCTTCGAGGCCTTAATGCTGGATGGCGCGATGAACCCGCCGCGCGAACACGCCGAGGCCGCTGCGGCTGAAATGTCGCTTCTGAACTGATCTTTCCCACTTGGGAATGTGCCGCACTGGCCGGACGCCAGGACAAAATCCGTGGATCATCCATGACCGTAGAAGCCGAAACCATTTCGGACAGCCCTATCATGCTGGGCGCCGCGCCAGACGAAGCGGTCGCCCCGACGCCAGACGTTCAAAATCCGCAGCCAGATCCGGCGCCGGTCACTGAAACGCAAGCCGACCCCGAACCGAAGTCCAGTGAACAACCCAACTGGATGCAAAAGCGGTTCGATGAACTTACCCGCAAGCGCTACGAGGCCGAAGAGCGAGCCAAGACAGAGGCCGAGGCCCGCGCCAAGATTGAGGAAGAGGCTCGCCTCCTTCGGGAAATGCTCAACGCCGGGGCCGAGCAGCCCAACCGGCAGGAGCGCACGTACACCCAGGCCGAGCTTGAAGCCGAAGCGAACCGGATCGCCAAGGAACGCGCGGATCAGCAAGTCGCTCAGCAGGCCGAGCAAGCCTTCAACCAGCGCTGCAACATCGTGTTCGAGGACGGTTCGAAGAAGTTCGGGACGACGTTCCAGACCGCCGTCGTTAACCTCAACATGGCAGGCGTCGTCACGCGGGGTTTCGTGGAGGCCGTGCTTGAGACCGATGCGCCCGACGCGGTGCTGAACCAGCTCGGACAAAACCCCGACGAGGCGCTTCGGCTTGCCAGTCTGCCCCCGGTTCGGCTCGGTATTGAGCTCGACCGCCTCGCCACCAAGCTTGCCGCGGCTCCCAAGGGCCCGGCAATATCCAATGCTCCCGCGCCCATCGCCCCCGTCAACGGGGACCGTGTTCGCGACGGCATAGACCTCAACGACCCTGAAGCCGATGACGCTGCATGGTTCGCTGAAATGGAAAAACGAGATCGCCTCGTAAGCTGATCTCTCAACCCGCACTGGGCCGGTCATGCCCTGACACGTCCGACTTTTTGCCGACATCGGACACCGGCGACAAGGGAAGCGGCCCCTTCAATCCGCGCGCAGCCTGATCCCCCTCACTCGGTTCTGGCGCCGAGAAAGACCGCAAGCCGGTCAATCCCCATCCAGATCATAGTCAAGGAACCCTTATCATGAGCACTCTGCTCACGATGAGCGCGATCACGCGCCGCGCGGTCATGCTCTTCAAGAACTCGAACGCCTTCATCCAAAACGTCGACCGTCAGTACGATGATCAATACGCCGTCGAAGGCGCCAAGATCGGCGACACCCTTCGCATCCGCCTGCCGAACGATTATGTCGTCTCGGACGGTCCGGCCCTTTCGGTTCAGGACACGACTGAACAGCAGACCACGCTGGCGGTGAGCTATCAGCGACACGTTGACGTTGGCTTCACCACCAAGGAACGCGCTCTGTCCCTCGACGATTACGAGGAACGCGTTCTGGCCCCCATGATCAACAACCTCGCCGGCAACGTCGCGGCCACGGTCATGGCAGGGTCTGAAGGCGGTATCTGCAATCTCGTGGTCAACCAAGACGGTTCGCAAAACACCATTGCGCCGACCTCGACCACGATCCTCACGGCAAACGCCGTGCTGACGCAGAACTCCGCAAGCAGCCTCAATCGCAAGTTCGTGGCCTCCCCGAACACGATGGCCAAGGTTGTCGGCACGCTGTCCGGTCTCTTCAATCCGGTGCAAGCGATTTCGAAACAATACCTTTCCGGGCAGATGTATGACGCCCTGAACTTCCGCTGGTTCGAAGATCCGACCATCATCAACCACGTCACGGGCACCTTCAGCGCGGGCACGGTCAACGGCGCCGGTCAAACGGGGTCCACCCTCGTCACCAACGCCATCACCGGCACCCTCAAGAAAGGCGACGTGATCACGATCGCGCTGGTCAACGGCGTCAACCGCGTGACCAAGCAGTCGCAGTATCAGGTCCGTCAGTTTGTGGTCACCGCCAACGTGGCCTCGGGCGCGACGTCCATCCCGATCTATCCCGCTATCATTCCCGGTTCGGCGTCCTACGACCCGACCACCGGCAACGGCGCGGTGCAGTATCAGACCGTGGACTACTCGCCTGCGAACGGTGCGGCCATCTCTCTCGTCAACAAGGCCGGCGAAACCTACCGCAAGAACATCGCTTTCGCTCCGAAAGCCGTGGCCCTTGCGACTGCCGACCTCTACACCCCGACCAAGGGTGTCATCGAGAGCGATCGTCGGAACTACGACGGCATCGCGATGCGGATGATGACCGTCTACGTGCCTGGCACCGACCAGACCGTGACGCGTCTGGACACGCTCTTCGGCTATACCTGGGTTCGCCCGGAATGGGCCGTGGTTGTCGGCGACAGCGTTCCGTAAGCCTCACCGGCTGACCTCTGAGGGCGCGGGTTTTGAAGCTCGCGCCCGCCTTTCCCAAATTCTGAAAATCTGGAGATACCTATGTCCGGTCTTTATGCGGCGGGTGTTCCGCAGCGTACCGTTTCGCTCCTCACTGGCGCCGAACTGGTTCCTGCCGACACGCAAGTTTCGGGCGGCGCCGCGCCCCAGGAAGCGACCATCCCGCTTTCGTCTCTGGCTGCTTATGCGCAGCCGGTGATTTCGTTCCGCAACGTGCTCGACTGCCCCGACTTCTCTACCAATCCGTGGCAGCGCGGCACGGCCTTCGCAACGATCTCGAACACGCTCACCTATACGGCTGACCGTTTCTTCGCCGTCGGCGGCGCCTCGTCTTCGATCAACGTGTCGAAGGCGGCCAACACCGACGTGCCCGGCTTCACTTCGGCGCTGCAATTCCAGCGTACGGCGGCGAATACGGACACCGCGGCGATCAACCTGGGTCAGGTCATCGAGTCTGGGGACGCGGCTCGCCTTCAAGGGCAAACCATCACCCTCAGCTTCTGGGCCAAGGCCGGCGCTAACTTCTCGGCGTTGAACAACGTTCTGAACGTTTCGGTCTATAGCGGCACCGGCTCTAACCAGTCCGCAGCCAACATGGTCGCAGGATCTTGGACCGGTTCGACCATTCTGGCGTCTTCGAACGTCGGTTCGGTAGCAACCGTCGCCAATTACCTCGGAGCGTCCAGCCCGGTTGTTCAAGCTGGCCTGACGGCCCCGTCGGCTTTTGCGGCGGGTCTTCCGGCTCAGTTCAACCTGACCACCACGATGACTCGTTACCAGATGACGGTGACGATCCCCGCGAACTGCAACCAGATCGGCGTCCTGCTGTCCTACACGCCCACGGGCACGGCCGGCGCGAATGACTGGTATCAGCTTCACGGCATCCAACTGGAGTCCGGTGCACAACCGTCGGCGTTCGAACACCGGGACGTGGCCCTCGAGCTGGAACTGGCTCAGCGCTACTTCTGGCAACAGAACGAGCCTGCGGCTGGCGTCATCGTCGGTTCCGGCATGAACACCACTTCGGCCGTTCAGGTCTTCTACATCGCTCTTCCGATGACGATGCGGATCGCGCCGACGGTGACTGTCTCTGCCGGCACGTTCAAGACCAACCAATCCGGCACCGCGACCACCACAACGATCAGCGCCGGTTCCACCCACACCCAGAACGCCATCTCAGTGAACGGCAACAGCGCCGGCACCGCAGGTCAGGCCACCCTTCTGCAGGGCGGCGGCGGCTCTGGCTATATTCAGGCTTCGGCAGAGTTCTAAGCCTGTCGCCTATGGCCGGGCGGGGGATGGTCTCCCGCCCGGTTCTTTATCCGAGGACCCGAATGACCCTCTACACCAACATGAAGTTCCCCGATTACGAGTTTCGCGAGTTTCCGAAGTTCGTCACGCCAGATGGCGGCGAGCCCGTGCTTGTTCAAAACGCGGAAGAAGAAGCCGAAGCGCTGAAGACCGGCGAGGCTCCTATCCGTGAGGAAGACGAGCGCAAGCGCCTGATCATTCTCGCCGAAGTCAAGGGCGTGCAGATCGACAAGCGCTGGTCTGCGGCCCGCATGACGAAGACGATTGAGGATGCGGGCTTCGACCCGACCCTTGATCCCCGCATCTGAATTGGCGAGGGCCTGACGTGACACCTTCAGACCTGATCACGCAGGCCCTCAAGGCCGCTGGCGTCATCGGCGTGGGGCAATTGGCCGCCGCTGAGGACATGAACGATTGCCTGTTTCAACTCAACCTCATGATGGGTGAGTGGAGCGCGCAGCGGCTGATGGTCTATCATCTGGTAGACACCGCCTACACCTCGACGGGCGCCGTTTCCTACACCGTCGGGCTCGGCGGAAACTTCAACGTCACGCGCCCGACCAAGCTGGAAGCGGCGTTCTTCCGCCAGATCATTCCGAGCCAGCCGAACCTTTTGGACTTTCCCCTGACCGTTTTTGACGCGCGGGAGGACTATAATCGCATCCGCGCCAAGACGCTCGGAAGTTGGCCCAGCATCGCCTTCTATGACGCGGCCTATCCCATGGCGAGCCTCTACGTTTGGCCTGTCCCCGCGGCGAACAACTACGAAATCCACATCACGACCAAGGAACTGCTTCCTCAGGTCACGTTGGCGCAAACGATCAACCTTCCGCCGGAGTATCAGAGCGCGCTGTTCTGGAACCTCGCAGATCGCATCCGCCCGCTCTATCAGCTTCCAGAAGACAGAAAGGTTTCGCAAAAGGCTCGAGGCGCGCTCGCGACGCTTCGCCAAGGAAACACCCAGCTTCCGCACGCTGAACTGCCGGGCGAGCTGACGCGCGACTCAAATGCCTACAATGTGTATTCCGACCAATGAAGGTGCAGCTTACCCAGGGCGCCTACACGAGCCGAAGCCTCTCCGCGTCGGCTCAGCGCTGCGTGAACCTCTACCCGGAAATCGACCCGTCAGATTCGGAGTTTCCGGTTTCGCATTATCCAACGCCGGGCCTGACGCTGCTTGCCAATTGCCCAGGCCCGGGTGTGGCTAGGTGCGAATTCACGGCGTCCAACGGCGCGCTTTATCGCGTGATCGGGACAAACGTTTACTATGTGGACAGCGGGTGGAACCATCATCTTCTTGGAGCAATCGCGAGCGGCACGACGCCGTGCAGCATGGCAGACAATGGCCTCGTCGTGGTCTTGGTGGACGGAACAACTGCGGGCTATGCAATCGATCTAGCGACGCAACGTTTCGCGGCGATCACCAGCCCGGCATTTCTCGGCGCCGACAAGGTGGATTACGTCGATACGTATTTCGTCTTCAATCAACCCGGCACGGGCTCGATCTATCTGTCGATCCAGCTTCCGGCCTTTGCCGACCTGACGACCGCGGGTGTTCTCGCAGGGACCATCACAGGCGGCTCTGGCTACACAAACGGGACCTATACCAACGTGGCCCTGACGCAGGGATCTGGATCAGGCGCAGTGGCCACGATCACGGTGTCAGGCGGCGCAGTGACCGCCGTGTCAATCACGATCCCAGGCATCGACTACGCCAACACCGACGTCCTGTCCGCAAACTCAGCGTCTATTGGTGGGGGGTCTGGCTTCTTGTGGACCCTGATCACGGCAGGGGCGTTCAATTCGCTTGACATCGCATCCCCCTCGGGCGCGGCCGGAAACGTGATCAGCGTTGCAGTTGCTCACCGCAACATCTGGATCATGAAGGCGAACTCAACGGAAATCTGGAGCAACACCGGCGCCGCAGATTTTCCGTTCGAAGAAGCGCCAGGCGCTTACGTCGAGCATGGATGCGCGGCGAAATACTCCGTCGCGGTCAATGACGGATCGGTTTTCTGGATCGCCAAAGACAAGGCCGGAACCGCCATCGTGGTCCGAGGGGAGGGGTACGCAGCCAAGCGGATCTCGACCCATTGCGTTGAGAATATCATTTCGCAGATCACGCTCTCGGACGCCGTGGGCTTCTGCTACCAACAAGGCGGCCATACGTTCTATCAACTGACCTTCCCGACTGGAAATCAGACATGGGTCTATGACATTGCGACGGACCTTTGGCACGAGCGGGTCTGGACCGACACCAATGGTCAGGAAAACCGTCACCGCGCTCAACTGGGGACCTTTGCCTATTCGACCAACGTCGTCGGGGACTGGCAGACGGGCGCGCTCTATTCCTACGACCTGAACAACTACACCGACAACGGATCGCCCATCGTTCGGCGCCGGGGTTTTCCGCACATGGCCAGTGACGGCGACCGGGTGTTTTTCCGGCAGTTCATCGCGGACATGGAAGTCGGAAATTACGCGGGTGGGAAATCTTCCGCCGAGCCTTTATGTTTCCTTCGATGGTCCGATAGCCGGGGCTACGATTGGGGCCAGCCGATTTCCGAGGGAATGGGCGCCACGGGCCAATACAAGCGCTCTGTGCAGTTCCAGCGTCTCGGCATGGGCCGTGATCGGGTGTTCGAGCTGTTCTGGTCTGCACCCGTTCCGACCTGTCTCAACGGGGCCTACATCGACGTTTCAAAGGCCGCCACGTGACGACGTTCCAGCGCGACCCGTCGTTCTGGGCATGGGTGGCCGAAGATGAGGACGTTGCAAGATATTCGCTCCACGGGGTGAGCGTTGACGACCTGGTAGACCTGATCGCCAACCCTGAAGTCCTCCCCTTCAGGTTCGACGGCGGCGGGTTCGTGTTCCGGCGCCTCGACCCGTTCGGATTTGTCCTTGAACTGCACTCGCTGTTTCGCCGGGAGGCATGGGGCCGAAGCGTGGTCCATGCGGCTCGCACGACGTTTCCGATCATGTTCAACGACGGGGCTCAGGTCATTGTGACCTCGGAGCAATTTGGCTGGTGGAGATCCGCTCCGCCTCGTTCGCACGGCTGGAAACTGGCCTGCGAGACTTATCGATCAACACAACTCGGCGGCCTCAGGACTTGGGTTCTGACGCCGATGCAATGGGCCTCTGCGCCTGCCATCGTCAGGAAATCCTAATGCCAATCGCAGCAGCTATCGTGGGGGGCGCCGTGATCGGCGGCATCGCCATGAACAGCGCCGCCGACACTGCGGCCAGCGCTCAAACGGACGCCGCAAACAAGGCGTCATCGGTTCAACAGGCGCAATATCAGCAAACTCGAAACGACCTTTTGCCCTACAATCAGTCGGGGCAGGCCGCGCTTGGGTTGGTGAACAATCTTCTGGGCACAGGGTCGGGCGGCTCGACGGGGTCGTCAAATCCGGCCGCAACCAACTCCCCGGACTGGAACGCTTATCTGGCGGCCAATCCCGACGTTCAGAACGCCTACGACGCTTTAGATCCGTCGGTGAAATCGCAATTCGCCAACGCGCAGGCCTATGCTCAATATCACTATTCCAACTATGGCCAGAAGGAGGGCCGCGCGCTTCCGACGACCGCAACGGGACCCGGCGCATCTTCCAGCGCATCGACCGGCGGTCTGACGCCTCAAAACTACCTCACTCAAACGCCGGGCTATCAGTTCACCTTGTCGCAAGGCCTTCGAGGTGTGGCCAACAGCGCGGCGGCTCGGGGCCTCGGCGTGTCTGGCGCGGCGTTCAAGGGTGCGACGAACTATGCCGGCGGTGTCGCAAATCAGACCTACGGCGACCAGATCAATCGCCTGATGAGTGTGGCCAGCCTTGGCGAAAATGCAGGGGCACAGACGGGCAATTACGGAACCGCGACCGCATCAAGCATCGGCAATAACATCACGTCGGCCGGAAACGCCCAAAGCGCGGCGTCGATCGCCTCTGGAAACGCGCTCACCGGCGCAGCGTCGTCTATTCCGAACGCCCTGATCACCAGTCAGCTTCTGGGCAAGTCTGGCGGCATCTATGCTGACCCCAATACGGCTTGGTCTGGCGGACCGCCTAGCTATCTCTACGGAGGCTGAGATCATGCCGCTTGATCCGAGCATCATCCTGCAGGGCAAATCGACTCCGCCGAACCCCCTTGAAACTGTGGGGCAGGCGCTGGCGTTGAAGAATGCTTTGATCCAGAACGAGTCCAACCAACAGACCCTCGACGCCCGAAACGCGCTCGGACAGGTCTACCAGGGCGCCATCGACCCCACGACGGGCCAGCTCGACGCCAACAAGCTCATGGCCGGCGCGGCGTCCAACCCTGCCACCGCGTGGATGGCCGGGGATCTGGCGAAGCAGGCCCAGGACCGCAAGCAGCAGCAGGTCGAAACCGATACGAAATCATTCGATCTCCAAAGGCAGAAGATCGGGTTTATTTCACAATCCCTCGGACCTCTCGCGCTCAACCCAAATTCCACGCCACAAGATTACATGAACCTTGGCGTCGAAATGGTTCGACGCGGCATCGGCAGCGTCAACGACGTGACGCAGCTTCTGGCCACCATGCCGAAGGACCCGGCGACGCTTCAGCAATGGGGGATTCAGCACTACGCCCAAACCCTCGACGCCGAAAAGCAACTGGAGCTGACGGCGGGCAAGGTCACCGAAACCTCAAACGGCGCCGGAACCGTCATCGGGCTGCAAAATCTAGTCACAGGCGTTCGAAAGCAAACGGGCTTTATCGCCAATGGCCTTAGCCCGGCCGAAGCTACCAGTCCGGCTTATACTGCCATCGACGAAAAAACCGGCGCGGGACGAGTGTTCACTAAGGGAGAAGTGTTCCAAGCGCAGCAAAACGGCACCACGCCCGTTGGAATCCCAACCAGCCTTCCGCTTGGTGAGCCGGAGGCTCGAAATGAGGTCGGCCTTTCATCCGGCAAGGCGCTTGTCGCGGCGCAAAACAATCTTAACGGCCAAGGAACGCGTCTCTTTCAGCTTCACGAAATGCTTTCCAATCTCAGCAACACAACCACGGGACCGGGCACGCAAGCGCTCAACAACGCAAAAAGCTTTTTCCAGGCCCTTGATCCTAACCTCGCCAAAGCTGCTGGCATTAACGCGAATGACGTTTCGAGTTACGACCAGCTTAACAAATACATGACGCAATACGCGCAAGCGAAATCTGGTCAATATGGTCAAGCGACAGACGCCAAACTTGCCTCGGCCCTTACCGGAAATCCGAATACCCATATCAGCGGACTTGCTGCGGCTCAATTAACCAAAGCTGCTATTGCCCTTGAAAGCATGGACAAGCTGCAGATGACGGCTTGGCGAAATGCCGGTCTTCCAAAATCGGAATATTTGGATTGGGCGGCGAAATGGTCCAGCGAACACGACCCGCGCGCTTTGTTGGCGAACACCATGACCCCGTCGCAATTTAAGGCGCTTGCCGCGTCTATTCCGAAGCAAGAACAAGGGGCCTTCGCGCAAACCTTGGCCGACGCGCATAACTCTGGGGTTCTTGACCTGTATAACCGGGGAACCAAGTGATGGCTGACGATACCGTCGCGCCGGATCTCGACACCCTCGTTAGAGCGGTGATCGGGGAGGCTGGAGGCGAGCCGCCTCAGGGAAGGCAGGCCGTGGCGTCTGTAATTCTCAACAGGGCTCGGCAAAACAAACTGGCGGTTAGCGACGTCGTTTCCCAACCGAACCAGTTCGAGTCCTGGGGCAACCCTCAGACCCGCGCGAAACTGCTCGCCATCAAGCCAACTGACCCGCAGTATCAGGATGTGCTGAGCACCATTCGCCCGGTCTACAACGGGGACGTCAGCCTTCCGTTTCAGAATTTTTACGCCCCCAGCCTTCAAGCGTCAGACGGCCGTTCCAAGCCCTCGTTTGACGATGGCTCGGGCGTCAAGATCGGGAACCATTTGTTCTTCGGATCGGCGGGCGCGACCAGGTCGATGACGCCCGAAGAGGCGCTGGCTTTGGCGACGGGTGAGCATCCAGCGCAAACCTCTGCGCCGCCGGCGCAACCGATCACGCCGGAGCAAGCTTTGCAGATGGCCCAATCGGGGACGTTCGGCGGTGTCGCAGAAGACATGGTCGATCCGTTTGGGCTGCACGTCTACTCCAAGAACCAAAGCGCGGCTTTTCACGCTTTGGCCGCCGCTGGCCAATTCGACCCCAATGCGCCCGTGGGTTCACAGAAGAACCCGCACGCGATTGCGACCGCAGATCAGGCTGCGTTTGATCCGACCAAACCCCATTCGGATTGGGTCGTCGATGCCAATGGCCGCGTGTTCCAGCCGACTGACGCTGCGAAGCCAACAACCGCTGAGAACTTCGGCGCCGGCCTCGCGCAGGGACCGCTGAACCTTCTTCAGTCAATTGGCAACGTGGTTGCTCCGAAGGACTCGGCGGCCGGAAACGCGCTCCTCGGCAATCGACTGATGTTTGAAAGTCGGTATGGCAATTCCCCAGCCGCCATGGTGGGCCAGGTCGCAGGCGAAACCATTCCGGCCGTTCTTGCGACCGGCGGCGCAGCTCGAGCTGGCGCGTACCTTTTGATGAAGTCGCCTCAAATCGCCGAAATAGCGGCCAACCCGATTTTGTCGATTATGGGTAACGCCGCAAAAGGCGCGGGCGAGGGCGTGGCAATTACGGGCCTGACGAACGCCGGCGCCGTTCCAGACGCAACGGGTCAGCGGATTGGCGACCAGCTGCGGACCAATATGCTGTTGGGCGGCGCGCTGGCCGGCGGCGGAAACGCCTTGATGAAGGGCGTCGACGCGCTGGGCGGGGCAAGTTCCGTTTCGCCCGAAATCCGGTCGCTGGCTGACACCGCGGTGAACAAATACGGCATAGACCTTCGCGGTTCGCAAATCGCTCAAACTCCCTTCATGGGCTACTTGGACTCGCAACTGTCGAAGATGCCCGTCAGCAGCGTGGCCAAAGGCAACGCGACGCAAGGGCGTCAATTCACGAGCGCGCTAGCAAAGACCATTGGCGCCGACAGCGACAAACTGACGCCGGAAGTGATGGCGCAGGCGAAGTCCGACATCGGCGACGTGTTCAATCGCGTGGCGGCCAACACTTCGCTTACCGGAATCGACGACTTGCAGACCAAGCTCGGCGATATCGCGCACGAAGCTTCTCAAGTGCTGGGCGACAATGAGCTGAAACCGCTTTTGAAACAGATCGAGGGAATCGGTTCTGTCGCGAAAGACGGCGGCACAGGTTCCCGGATCATTCCCGGGGAAGCCTACCAGGCGCTCACCCGCAAGGGCGCTCCCCTTGATGCTGCGATGTCCTCGTCGAACCCAAACATCCGGTTCTATGCGGGCCAAATCCGAAACGCGCTTGATGACACGCTGGAAAAGTCGGCGACGGCCGAGGACCTTGCAGATCTTCAAAAGGCGCGGCTGCAATACAAAAATCTGATGACGCTGGCGCCGTTGGTCGCGAAGGCTGGCCCGGACGGTCAAATCTCACCCGCGCTGTTGCAAGGCCGCGTGAACGCCAATTTCAAAAACCGTGCGTTCCAAGGAGCGGGCGACCTCGGCGAATTGTCAGACATCGGACAAAATTTCCTGAAACAGCCAGCCGACTCTGGCACCGCGTCCAGGTCGATGGTGAATCGACTTTTGGAAAGCGGTTTCGGGCTTGGCGGACTTGCAGAAACTGGCCTGATGTTCGCCCATCAGCCCGACGCTGCGGTGACGACGGGATTGGCGACGCTTGGCCTCGGCGGCCTTCGGATGGGAACCTTCGCCGGGCGCAAGGCGCTGGAGGCTGCGTTGCAATCGAAGTTCTACCAGAAAGCCCTAACTGGGTCGCTCGACGCCGCTGGCTTGGCCCCCACCAATGCGCTTAGCCTTGGCAGCGTCGCGCGAGAGAGCGTTGTGCCGGGGATCATCGGGCTGAAGGACCGTAATGACAGCTCGAACCGGCTTTTTGCGCCGGCTCCAAAGCCTTGATAGGGCATCCGTCCCCATGTCAGCGAGTTTTTGCCCAAGTGCGTATGCGAAGGTCCCGCACGCGCTACCCGTCAGAATGACGGCGCCCTGCCAAAACGGCGAAAGCTGATCAATTGACATAGGGGTCCCCACGCACCTGCGCGAAGGGAAAATTAACACGGATTGCGAAATTGGCCAGACGGTCGCGCTACTCGGAAAATCCGCCCAGTTTTTCAAGCGCCACAATGGCTTCGCGGATCACTTCAGGACGCGTAGGCTTGGGATCGGGACGGCGCGCGATCCAGGCGTCGATGATCTCAAGGGTAGATCTTGGAAAACGAACGTTGACCGCCTCGCTGTCAATTCGAGGGCGTCCGGTTTTCTTTTTGGCGCTAAAAACGTTTGACATGGAGAATTTATAGCGCCATAAACGTCGGGCGACAAGGGGTCTCGAACACCCCAAGCCGCCCTAACCACAAACCGACCGCTAGGAGGATCGGACCATGGCTGAAAACGCCAATATCACATCTGCGCCCAAAAAGTCTCCGGCATTGCCGGCGGAGGTTCTTCGTCGCGCAGGGCCCGCCCGAGACGCTGAACTGGAGGCGGCTTACCGTCGTGCTGACAGCATGGTCCGTGCGATGCGGCTCACGCTGTCGGGCGACGCGTTCATCGAAGATCAGCCTGGGCTGTTCATTCACATCGACGCGGCGACGGGTCGAGCGGTCGGGGCGAATATCCGCATCCGCAATTCGCTGATGGGGGCGCTCTGATGGCCGCTGCAGCGAAATCCACGGCGGTGGAAATCCCGCCGCTTGCACTTGAAACGATCGATGTCCCGATCATTGGGGATTCGCCGCTGATCTGCCACGCGTGGTCCAAAAAAGCCCGCACGCAAATGCTCGCGAAGCAAATGAAGAAGGCCAGCGTGGGAAGGGTGGCCAAGGACCCTTGGGCGGATTTTTGCGAAAGCATGTATTGGCTGGATGGAGCGCCGACCGCCCCAACCGAGGAAGATGTCGAAAACGGTCGGTTCGGATTTCCATCCATCGCTTTCAAAGCCGCGGCGATCACGTCGGTGACGACCATGGGTGGTTTGACGAAAGTCATGGCCCGGCAGTGTTTTCACGTCCTTGGGGAGTATGTCGAAATTCTCGGTCCGGCGCCGTCGATGCGCGAGGATATTGCGCGGGTCGGCATGGGCACGGCAGATATTCGCCACCGAGCGGAGTTCAGTCCGTGGGGCGCAGTGCTGCGGGTCCAGTTCAACCGCAACGCCCTGTCAGCGGAGCAAATTCTCAGCTTGATCGAGGCCGGCGGCTTTGGCGTCGGAATCGGCGATTGGCGACCCGAGCGTGACGGCGTCTATGGCCGGTTCCACGTCGCCCGCACCGGGGAGGAATTGCCATGTCGGTGAGTTACGCATGGCGCCCAGGTTCGCGGGTTCGCATCGACCCGAACAAGGCCGGTCGCGAAATGACGCGGATCGAAAGGGAAGCCGGGGCACTGACGCCCGAAACCGTTCTTGAGCGAGCGCGGAGTGCGAACAGCGCGCTGCACGACCACTTCGAATGGGACGACAGCATTGCGGCCGAACAACATCGGCTGTCGCAGGCCGGGGAACTGATCCGGTCCATCACGGTGAACGTGTCGCGGTCGAACGTTGAGGACCCCAAGCACGTCCGGGCATTCCTCAATGTCGCCCGCGACGAAGAACGATCCTACGTCAGCTCGTCGGTCGCGATGAGTGACGCGGACCTTCGCAAACAGGTTCTGGAAAGGGCCTGGCGCGATCTGGAGGCATGGCGGAAGCGCTACGCAGAGCTGACCGAGTTGTCGCGGATTTTCGCGGTGATCGATCAGGCTCGACCCGCCGAATAGGGGTCGAAACGAGGCAGGCGAGGCACGGCTTGGCCAGCCAAGGTCTGGCGCGGCACGGCGGGGCAACGCATGGCGTGGCAGGCTAGGCGAGGCGCGTTAAGTTAAGGCAGCGCACGGTCTGGCGAGTCAACGCTGGTCCCAACAAAGGGCGGTCTTCGGGCCGCCCTTTTCATTTCACCCATCCCGAAAATTCAAAGGCCCCCCGAAAGGCGGATCTGATGACACTTTACCTGCCTGTTGTTCCGGGACGGTCGCAGTTCGTGAACGCGAACGGCGCCCCGTTGGTGGGGGGAACCGTCGCGACCTATATCCCCGGCACCACGACGCCGGTCACGACTTACCAAGACCCCAACGGAAGCGCGGCGAACACCAACCCGATCACGCTGGACTCGCTTGGATCAGCGGCGATCTGGGCTTCTGGCTTGGTGCGGATGATCGTCCAAGATAGTTCGGGAAATCAGGTTTACGATCAAGTCGCAGGTTCGCTTGCAGCATCTACAGATTTGTCTAATGCAACTTATCTGGCTGCCCTCACCGGCGCTTCGGCCCGTTCGACTAACGGCAAGCTTGGCGATGTCGTCAGCGTCAAAGATTTTGGGGCTAAGGGCGACGGGACAACAGATGATAGCGCCGCAATGACGGCTGCGGATAGCGTCGGGCTTCCCGTTTATTATCCTCCAGGCTCTTACAAGTTCACCGCCAACAAGACGCTAAATTCGCCAATCATCATGGCTTCTGGCGCAAAGTTCGCCGCTACCACGGCGATCACCTTAACAATCAACGGTCTTTTCACCGCCCCGCGCGCTCAAGTGTTTAGCTTCAGTGGCAGCGCTGCGGTGTCATTTGGATCGGGCGCAGCAACCATCGGTTATCCCGAGTGGTGGGGATGCACGGTAAACAATTCGTCTGCCGACTGTTTGCCGGCGTTGAACGCTTGCTTCGCGGCGTGTCCGCTGACCGACCTTGATTTGGTCACGTATTACACGTCGGGCACTTGGAACTGGAACATTTCGAACCGGTATGTCTATGGCAAAATGCCACCTTACAACACTGGCGGGACGCAGATCTGCGTTAAGTCAGCAACCGCCGATGTGGTGTATGCGGGCCTCGCTTCTGATCCCGGTTCAATCAATTCTTTTGCGGTGAATATCAGCGCCAAAAACTTGCTGTTGACCCGCAACAATGCAGTGACGCCGCCGGCTTCTGGCAATGAAATCAACGCACCATCGGGCCTTAAGTGCCGCTTCCTGCTTTACGGCGTGTTCGAAGACATCAACACAGGCGGTTTCTATGGGCACTCAACTCCGCTTAACATAGCCAACATCGTAGGAACGCGGTTTTATCGGATCGTAGCGTTTCGCTCATCGAACGGCAGCACTTCGACAAACGATATTTACTGGTGTCTCGCGCTATTCGGCGTATCGCCTTATTACATCGAAAGCGTTTATTTTGAAGATTGCACCGGTAGCTACGGCGGCGCGCTGTCAATCATCCCCGTTGGCATTGTGGTGACGGGGGCTTTCACCGATACCTATATTCTGCGCCCAGAATATAACGTTATGAATTATGGTGTAGATATAAACGGGTCAGGCCAAGGAAAGCCAAGTATAGACAATTACATAATTGGCGGAATATTTGATCAATGCGTAATTTCTTGCATGCGTATACAAAACGCAACTTC